CGGTTCCACGGCGCGGGCGGTGTTCGACGCCGTGGCCGGCTTCGGGCCGCTGCAGCAGTACCTCGACGATCCAACCGTCGAGGAGGTCTGGATCAACGACTGAGAACTAGCAATCAATGCAGGTCAGAGCGTTGCGGCACGGTCCTGTGACACAGCTTGCGACACATGCCACGCGGACTCCAACTTCTCTCTTGCTAGGTCCTCGGAGTCAGGCATGAGATGCGAGTACGTCTCTAGGACCAACGTCGCAGTGGAGTGGCCTAGGTAGTGGCTGACGATGTTCACCGGCAAGCCTTGGCGGATGAGGATGCTCGCGAAGTGATGCCTGAGGTCATGGCTCGAAACACTGCTCGGCAGTCCGGCCGACTTCACTGCCGGGCGGAACAATTTGGCTGAGTAGTAGTCCTGCCGAATGGGATTGTCTTCTGTCGTGGTGAAGAGAACTCCCTCGGAGTTCGGCGGGAAGTTCGCCACGTGTTCGGACAGCAACAGTGCCACGTCTGACATCAGCGGCACGGTTCGCCGTGAAGATTCGGTTTTCGGCGAAACGAACCGGTGCCCGTCACGAGCTAGCTGCCGATCCACGCTCACGGTTCGTCGCATGAAGTCGACGTCGCGAACCTGAAGAGCGAGCAGTTCAGAGATGCGGAGGCCGCAGGAAGCCTGCAAGAGAACGGCCATGCGGTAGCGGGGAGGCATGCCAGCAGCGATGAGGTGAACTTGCTGAACCGTTAGTGGCTCGATCCGGGGCTTCGGGATCTTCGGCAGGCTCAGCCGAGATGTGCACGGCGTGTGCGTGATAAGTCTGTCCTCGGTGGCAGAGCGAAACACAGCCTTCAGCCACGTGTAGAGGTTGCGGACAGTCTGTGGTGCTAGCAATCGAGAGCGACTGTTGATCCACGACTGCACATCGCTTGGAGCTGCGTTGCGTAGGCCCATGTTGCCCAGGGGAGTCCCGCGAAGATGATTGAGATAGGTCCGGCCCTGCCGCACTGACAGTTCTTTGTACTCGCGTCCTGCCGTCCATCTCTCCGCGTAGTCAAGAACAGTGGTGCGGTCGGACGGATCGATATGGCTTCCGTTGTGAACGGTTGCCTTCTGGCCGTTGCCCCATCGAATGGCATCTGCACGCCGATCAAAGGCTTTGCTGTGCATCCGACCATCGGCATCGCGGTAACGCGCACGCCACTTGCCCGAAGTGAGTTGGTCGACGTATACGCCAGCGCTCATGTGTCCCCCTCGATGTCGTGCCCAGTGGTTGCGAGCCAGTCAGACCGGGCTCTGTTGGCGATGTACGCCATCACGTCACCCCACGCTGGAAGTCGTTGACTGGCGTCACTCTCTTCCTCGACAACGTCCGCAAGGTCACGAAGAGCCGTGGCGACCCGCTCGCCATGGGTCGTGTCATCCCCTCCGCCAGTCTCAGTGCCATGTTGCGGGCTTGCCGCAACTGGTCCTTGCCGGTTCTCACTTGTAGCGCCTTCGCAACTCGTGGGCGTAGACGGCGGACGACCGGGCCACGCCATCGGCCATTCGTTGAGCGGTTTCTGGGTCATCGACCTCGACCCGTGCAATCAGGTCGCTCAACGCCTCCATCAGGCCTGCCGAGCGCTCAAGGCTCTGCTCTGTAGTGAGGGCTGGTTTGGGAGACATCGAGGGACGCTCATCCGAGCGACTCGTTACGGCTCTGATCCCTTGTCGCACCAACAGTCTGATCATCTCGGCCTGAGTGGCGACATCGTTGCCGATCCGCAGTTGCTCAACGGCCTCAACCTCGTTCGGTTCGAGTCGCGTTGACACCACCAGACGTTCGCCGGTTCTCGGTCGAGCCATGACTAGGGCCTCTCAGTCTCGGTTTCTGTTATCACTCGTCTACACTTTACCTGAAGGCCCTTAAGCCGCGCAACAGGACGAGAGGGAAAGACATGTGCCGAGCGACAGCAGAGGCAATTGACCGCGCAAGAAAGCGTCACAACCTGAATGTATGGCAGGTATCCGTGCTACACGTTCTTACGAATGTTTCAGATGTGAGGGGTCGCAGTTTTCTGAAGCAAGCGGAACTCGCGGAACGAGCGGGTATGTCCGTTAGACAGTTGCAGCGGGCACTGGGAGTACTCGAGGATGCCGACCTCCTGACGAGACGGGCGAAGTACGTCCGGAACCGGCGCTGTTCAGACCGCATCACGCTTGCGAAGTGCCTATACGCCCCACAGTCAGCAAGGAAGCGAATTCGTGCCAATCATCGTCCCTACATGACTGACAGTCGTAGCGTTATATCTAGGAGGACTCATACCGAAGAAGAAATATGTTCCGACAATACGTATGCCGAACCACACGACCAACAGTCGTCTCGAGCCAGGAAGCGAGAGAAGGTCAAAGCAAGCATTGTGGGTAAGAGAGGTCTTCCGAAGCAGTGGCAACCCATGAAGGAAACGGGAGCGTCCTTGTCGGTCCCAGTTCTGGAACACTTGGAAGTACATTCTTCGGCCACCGTGAGCGAACTAGTCACGATGCTTGGTTGTACACCGGCACAACTAGAAGATTCGCTAGACCGCCGCGTGAAAATGGGAACTCTTCGCAAGCGTGGAAACAAGTACATTCTCGCCACGGCAGATCAGAGGGGCTTCGCAGTGACTGACGACGAGCAGACGCCTAGGTGTCCCCGGTGCAACCGAGACATGCGCTGGCGACGGGATACCGAGACGTGGGTATGCGATTGCCGACGACGACGGGCCTTCTAGACGATCCCCAGATCCCTGCGTACTTGCTCGACGTACTTGGCTATCGCAGCGTCCGTCGTCGTCTCGTGTTCTGCGGCCTTCGCTCTGGACGCGCCCGAGAACTTCATGAGGGCTTGAAAGGCAGCCTCGGCTAGTCGGCTCGACTCAGGACTTCCAAACAGTTGGATGTCGGTCACCAAGCGATACAGCGGCGCGAGGAAGTCCTCAGGGAGCGGCGTCTCTGCGATTTCGTAAGCCTCGTCCCACACACGGTCGTACCTCACGTGCCAGTCGCCGAGGAACGCTTGGTACACCTCGCGACGACGATCCCGGAGCCATTGCTCATGCGCGGCACGTCGTTGCATCCGTGTGGTCAGCAACGGCGCAAGCCCTCCGAGAAGCGCACCAACAACAACACCAACGAGTGTCCACGCCTGCTCGCCCATTCACAGATCATCGTGCACGTAGATCTGGACGCACTAGGCACTCAATGCGAAGCTTCCGATCTACGGAGTGGCGACGCCACGAAGAACCACCCACGGGGAGAATCCATTGTCTGCTCGAAGTGCGCTTGTCGCGCTTGTCGTCGGGGCCGTAGCACTTACGGGGTGCCAAGCCTCCGGGCCATTGGACGCCAACAGGGCAACTGTCACGGCTACGGAAACGGCCACGGCAACGGCAACGGTTACGGCAACGCCCGATGATGTACCCAGTGAAAGCGGCTACGAGCTACCGGGTCCAGAGAAAACAGCGTTGACGGAGGAAGAACAGCTTCAAGTGAAGGCATACGACGATGGAATGGAATGGGCACAAAGACACAACGACTTGGACCGCCGCCAACGGCTGGCCGCCGAGTGCGTGGAAGAGATCGACAGGCGAACGCCCATAGACCTCGATCAGCCTATTGACCATATTCCGGACGTAACCGTCGAGGAAGAGGTGGCCCTCAAGCGTGAGCCGTTTATTGCAGGATGTCTCGCGGCTGATTAACTTACCGCGAAGGTCAACCAGCTCCGGCCCTCAACATCGATGCAAGTCCCGGCTCTGTGTCGGTCTGTCCGACGCCCTGGCCGACATCACCAGAGACCCGCAACCTCGCCAGATGAGGTTTGCTAGCGATGAGTGCCTCGACCCCTTCCCGAACCTTCTGCGGATCCGGATTCCCATATTCGTTTAGCAAGTCGTCCGAGAACGGTAGGTCTGAAGGATCAACGAGTCTGCCAGTTGCTCGTGCGTACTCAGTCGCGAGTGACCGTGCCAAGTCCTCTGCTCGCTTGCTCTTGACCCTGTAACGGGCATTTTCCTCCCGAAGTTGCCTTACGTACTCCCCTGAGAATGTCTGCGGAGACGCTGAATGGTCCTCAGGGCCATTCCTTGGCACTTCTGAGGCGATTTCCTGGCCCTCAGGTGTCGCGGGGCCTCCGAACGGATTCTGATCCCTTTCCGTCGGTTCTGAGACTTCGTCATTCTTGGACATCTGCAATCAATCCCTTCAGACTGGTAGGACAACACAATCGCAGTTCGGATGTGATTCGGGAGATGCTTCAACGTTCCATGGGTGTGATGCCAGCAGCACACAACGGGGGCAAGGATCGGACTCGGTTTCCCACCGGTACGACTTCACACCGTGTTCCTGCATCGACTGCTGCGCTGCCTGTCGTCCGGCGTCTGTGGGTTCAGCACGAGCAATCCGAACCAACCTGTCGATGGGGTCCTCTTCGTGGTCATCGACAACAACGGACACGAGTACGTCATGCAGACGTTCTGTGGTGTCCTCCGGAACGCCGACGCCGACTGCCGGACGATTGAGCAGTCCCGACACGTACGCATCTGACAAGGCCGCAGCACAAGCACTCTGCGCCGCGATGGCAGTTGCACTGAACGAAGCGAAGTCGAAGATTGTGAACGCGGCAGACACGCTGGCGTACGCCGAGGACACTGCTGCCACAGTCTCTAACGCGATGGCCTGCTGAGACTGTTGGTAGTCCTGCTCAGTTGTCATGGCTTGAGTGCCTTCAGCGCTGCTTGGTCAATCGCAGTTGCGCGCCGACGCTTGGCTTCCTCTGCAATCGCCTCGCGGCTGTAGCCCAGGGACTCCAGTGCGCCCTGCCAACTCAAGATGCCGGACTGCACTAATTTCGTCGCTGCGTCGGCTTGCTGAGCAACAGAGTTCGTGCCGGGATCGGCCCACGTGACTTCGAGCTTCTGCATCGCTGGGTCGAAGTGGCCGATCTTGATGGCGAGTGCCAAGCGGAGGGCTTGTTCCCAGGCACCCTCGAAGGAACGTTGCTTGTTGACAGCCTTCCGAACCAACGCAGACTCGGCGGCACGAATCGCATCGGCACTACTGGGGTTTGAAGTGGGCAACATCGCGGCGTACTGCGGAGGTAGGGCAGCGAAGGCGCTGAGCTGCTTCAAGAGTGCGTCTATGGCCCCAGTGAAGCCCGACATCGTGGCCTCGGGGAACTGTCCCATCTGAGCCGTTGCATCTTCGACGGCCCACACGCGGCTTGCGAGTTGGTCGAACATTCCGGAGGTATCGAGTTCGCCTGTTGGTTGTCCCTGCTCGTCCAACTTCTCAGGTATTTGGATGCCAGTCACCCAACGACGCGGCATAGCGCTGTACTCAGATGACACCATGAGGTCAGTGGCAAGTTTGCTCAGTCCGTTCAGGATCGGCACCAAGTCGGCAAGTTCGCTGAGTCCTTCCGGTCTGTCGAGGCTTGGACGATTCACCACGGGGATGAGGGGCACGACACCGAGTGGGTTGGGCATCGATTTTGTGTGCACCCAGTTCGCTGGGCTCAACGCCATGTCGGTTTCGCCGATGACCCGGCCTGCTGTACGGAAGCGGTGCACTTGGTACTCGCTGAAGAGCACGAGATGCCCGACCTCACCATCGCTCCATCGCTTGATGCCGAACTTCACTCTCCTTGTTCCGGGGTGATACGTCACCAGGCATAGCCGGGGACTCTCCACAGTGATGCGTGGATTCCCGGCATCATCTGCCCACACGAGCAGAAATCCACTACCGGCTACCAGGGCCGACGTGTGCGCGTGCGAACTCCACTCATCAAGGTCTTGGGACTGCCACAGGTCCCACAGTTCGGTGTTGTCACTGCCACCGGAACGGAAGCCAGTCACCGTCAGACGTTCCTGCAACACGTCGATGACGATGCGCCCCCAAGGCAGCGTGAGTGTCTGTAGCCGGTTCTGAGTCGTGGCAGCGACTTCGGGAGCAACGAACGACAGTGCAAGATTCTGACTGTCGTACTGGTCCTGCATCTTCTTGACCACAGGTGCGTGCTCGTCCAGTTGCCGACTCAACCCGATGGCTAGAGAGTCCAACGGCGACGTGCTCAGCAGAGGTTCGACGGCGGTCATCCGACAGCGACCAACTTCCGAGATGGGCGCTTCGTTGCTGCGTGGTACATCGCCCGGTCGTGAGCGACAACCATCGCCACTGCAAGGTCGATCTTTCGTTCCGAAACCCGGTGGTCCTTCATCAGCACGTCACCGAACTTCGTGTTCTCCACAACGCAGTTCAGGACATGCCGTTCCAGGTCCGGGTTGCCGTCGTGCGTGATCGCCCTACTGAGGATCGACTGAGTAGCGAGATCGGTTGCCCGACCCATCCGAGCACGCACAAACGTTGGGTACTCCAACACGGTGTTCGACCCGTAGCGGCGTCCCCACTCCGCAATTTCACTACGCCAGCCGGGAGGATCGGCAGCAAGCTCGACCACGTTGAACTCACGGAACGCCGCATCGACTGTTCGCTCAACTTCGAGCCGGGGAACCCGCCAGTCTCTGGACCGCGCGGGTTTCTCCCAGGAGGCGATCAGGAACACGTGGTGCGGTGCAGCAACGGTGCAGCCGACAAGCCCTGTCGAGTCACTGTTGAACGATCCGTCAAAGCCGATGACGATGGGTTCGTCCTTGCTGACTGCGCGATCAGAGTGCAGGGCTTGCCACTGGGCCTTGGTCAGCCACGAGGACGAGTGCTCGACGAACTGGTTGAGCCGGTACCGACGGAACGCCGGTTCTCGCATCGTGCTCAGCAGCGAGCGCATGCCCTCGCGGGACAGGAAGTCATCAAGAGCCGGGTTGGCTGTATCCCAGCAGTGCTGGCAGTCCACCGGGTGCGACGGGTCACTCAGCCACTCCCGCAGATAGAACGACGGGTCACGCTCAGACCGGCCAAGCTCGATCAGTTCCGACATCACCGAGTCATGGCGGTCACTCGGTGTCGAGATAGCAAGAGTCAAGGACTCGGCGCGCTTGCCCTGAAAGCCAACAATGGACTCCCACGTCTGGTGATTCACAAAAGCCAGTTCGTCAATCAAGCAAAGAGACGGGTTCCAACCTTGCAAAGCCCCCGGATCGCTTGGAAGGGCATACATCTCTGAACGCATTCCGGGAACTTCGATGCTGTCTTTCAATAAGCGAGCACGCTTACAAAGTTCAGGACTCATAGAAATCATCTGGCGAACAGTGTTCAAGATGATTCCGGCTTGTCTCTGGTCGCTCGCAACGACGATGACTTGCGCGCTTTGGGTTGTGAAGAGTTCGAAGATGGCGAGAGTCGCAGCAAACGTCGACTTGCCATTACCGCGAGCGACGCTCACAAGCCCCTGACGTGGCCTCGGAGAGTCGTACAGACCCTTCACCATCTCCAACTGCCAAGGCCGGTACACGAACGGCTCAGCGACGCCTACGCCGGACGGGACAGACACGTATCTCTTGATGAAACCCGCGACTCTTTGCCCACCCGCTCTGGGAAGCCGAGAAAGACTCACCGGAGATTCGTCAACACGTCCCTTCGGGCCCGGACGAACATTCGTCATGACTGCATACCTATGCAACCCAGCGGGTCGCCTACGAGTGAGTGAAACATGGCGGCTACCCCCTCGCGGGTCGCACCACCCCCTTGCGTGTCCCGCCCCAGGCGCTGTGCATAGTTATGCATCACTGCCTCGCAACGCGCCACGCTTTGAATTGCACGAACGACACACAACATCGACGTCGGTCGGCAGGCGAGCAGGCCACCGCAGGTGATCGCCGGTCAGGTCATCCTTGGTGCCGCAGTCGGTGCAGAACCCCTGAGCTGCGCGAGCCGCCAGGGACAGCCGACGCCAGGATGAGTCATAGCCGCGTGCCGATGAAGACGCACTGGATTTCCGGTTCCCGGACTTTCTCCGGGGTTGACACTCGGAACAATGACTTCCGGCACCGGGAGCGCCACAGCCAAGGCAAGGCCTGAGGGGCCTGCAAGCCTCGCTGACGGCCTGAAATGCACTTCCAGCCATCGAACTACCTCCGCCAATTCCCAACGCTTCTATGGCCCAATGCGAAGGACCCTCCGATTCGTCACCCGTTTCCATCCGGGTTCAGAGGCGGAGGGTCCTTCTTGAAAGGAGCAAGGACACCGGTGATTCAATCCGGACCTGCACTTCCATTGAATCACAGAGGGCGGTTTCGGCCATTGTCGTATGCTCGAACGTAAGGGCCAGGAGCCCAACCATTCACCCGTGAGGCCAGACGCCTAGGGATACCAATTCTTTGCATCCTTAGGAGACAACAGTCATGGCTAGCGGTACCGATACTGCTCCGGAACTCACCCAGGAGCAGGTGCAACACATTCTTGTTCAGCCCCTTCAAGCGGCCTCTGTGTTCCTTGCCAGCAACCCAAGAATCTTCGATGTCACGGCAGCCGGGCCAGTACGCATCCCGAAGCTGGTCACGATGGGTGCCCCTTCGTGGACCGGTGAGAACGAACTGATCCCGGAAGTTGATCCTGACTTCTCCGAGGTCGTGTTGCTCGATGGGGTGAAGTCGCTGAAAAGCATCACGCGGTACTCCAACGAACTTGCTCGGTCCTCTGTCGTTGCCCTCGACGCCGCTCTGAGGGATCGCATGGTGCTCGATGTAGCAACCAAGCTCGACACGGCCCTGATCGCCGGAAGCGGCGACGTAGTAAGCGGCAAGCGCACCACACCGTGGGGAATCCTCAACTACACCGGGACGCAGGAAATCCTTGCTGTCGGTGTGCTGGCTCTCGATGACCTGCACGACGCCGTAGGACTCGCACTCGGAGCCAACGTAGAAACCTCACGCCTTCGTTGGCTCATGCGTCCTGAGACGTTCGTGGCGCTTCGGAAACTAAAGGATGCGGACGGCAAGTACATCCTGACCCCAGATGTAACCGAGGCCGGTGTCTTCCGACTGCTCGGCTTCCCCGTCATCGTCACCAAGCGACTGCCCAACAACCTCGGTGCGGCCAATGACGAAACCGCCGTCGTCCTATTCGACCCGGCACAGATCGCCGTTGCACGTGATCTCGCACCCAGTGTGAAGATTCTGACTGAACGGTACGCCGACTATGACCAACAGGCGATCCGTGTGGTTGCTCGCTACGACGCGGCCCCTCTGAATCCTGAAGGTGTCGTCGTTCTGCGAGGCGTTGACGCATGACCGGGAGCGACCCCGAGACGTTGCCGACACTGCTGAACCCCGTCCCGGATCTGGGAGCAGCGGTGTCGGCAACCGGGGACATCGTGCGGATGATGCTCGACTTCAGCGAAGCGTCACCCGTTCCCCACTACGCGGCAGAGATGGTCTGGACCAACATCTACGGGCAGTTGCGCGGCAGAGTGCCGCTCCCCGTCCCCCCGGATCTGCTCGGCGTCGGATTCTCAGCATCCATGCGCTGGTGCAACGTGCTCAGCCAGTACCGAATGGATCACATCTCAGGAGACCGGTTGCAGGAGAGCCCCGGCTTCTTCTTCACCGGCTTCACCATCTCCGAACTCACCGTGTTGTGGAGGTATCGCAGACGAACCAGTTAGTCATCCTGTGATCGCCGCCACGATAATCGCCACGATCAAACCGCCGATGACCGTGGCGATCAGGGCCGAGTAGAGCGGATGCGTGGATGCGATCCGCCAAGCGTCCGCGTACCAGGCGGGCTTGGCTCCTTGAGTAGTTACGTGGCCACGGGAGGCAGACAACGATGCCGGATTCGCGGAACTCGTCTCGGGACGCATCTTGACCACGTCTTGTGTCTCTCGGCGCACTGGAACCTGCTCCCCAGCCGCTAGGGCAGTGACCCGATTTCTCATGACAGTTCCGACGGTCTCGGCGAAGCCCCGAACCTCGTTTGTGTTGCTACCTTGAACGTTCAGATTCGCCCATGTACCCCTTTCGCCAAAGGGCCCCATGTACACCGCAAGCCGGACAGACCTGTTGCGAGCGGATCGCCAGGCTCGCTGTGCTGCGAGCCGCTCGGCGAAGGTCGCCGCGTCCTGCCCCTTCTCTTCCTTCATGTCCGGGGGCACACGCTCCGGGGACGTGTCCTCACTAAACGACAAGGAGATCCAGCGGAGCCGCGTGGTGACCGCCTCAGCGCTGGCACGCGCCAGCTCCAACGTCGGTTCGTCGTAGTTGCTGTCCTCGTGCGCCAAGCTGTAGTCACCTCTGGTGAACTCACCTGAGCCGAATCTCGGAAGTTGCTCCATCAGCACCTGCTCAAGGACGGGGAAAAGTTCCCAGGGGTCCGCGACGCCCGCCGCCTCTAGCTTCACGACCTGTTCGATGTTCCCCACCCGCGTCCCGTCGGCTTGCATCCACGCACATCTGGATCGCCGACAGTATGGACGAGGTAATCCCGTGACACGCCCGTGACACACGCGCAGCACTCGTCAACCCTTTGAATAGCCGCAGGTCAAGGGTGCTCAGGCGTGCGAAGGAGTCGCAAAACCCCAGGTCAAAGCACCCGGGGTGGGTTATATCAGCGCAGGTCGCAGCCTCGCCAGAAGCCCGTCGTGTGGTTCTGGATCAACGAGCCGACCAAGGTGTTCGTCGCCCGGTCCGGGGTGCATGAGCTGACCACCACCATCCTGAGCGATGACCAGGTGCGTGACCTCGTCGAGAAGATGCTGAAGTCCTCCGGCCGTCGGGTCGACTTGAGTGCCCCGTTTGTCGATGCGATGCTGCCTGACGGCAGTCGCCTGCATGTGGTCATTCCGGACATCACCCGGGCACATTGGTCGGTCAATGTTCGCAAGTTCGTCGTCAAGGCGGGTCACCTCGACGATTTGGTGACGCTGGGCACGTTGACCCCCACATCGGCACGGTTCCTCGAGATGGCAGTCATGAGCGGTCTCAATGTCCTCGTGTCGGGTGGCACTCAAGCAGGCAAGACGACGCTGCTGAACTGTCTCGGTGCAGCCGTGCCTCCGCAGGAACGAGTGGTGACGTGCGAGGAGGTCTTCGAGCTCAAGATCCCGTTGCCCGACGTGGTGGCGATGCAGTGCCGGCAGCCGAGCCTCGAGGGCACCGGTGAGATCAAGCTGCGCCGGTTGGTGAAGGAAGCACTTCGGATGCGGCCGTCACGCATCATCGTCGGTGAGGTACGTCAGGAGGAGAGCCTGGACCTGCTCATCGCTCTGAACTCCGGCCTACCAGGCATGTGCACGATCCACGCCAACTCCGCCCGGGAGGCGGTGACCAAGCTGTGCACCTTGCCGTTGCTGGCCGGCGAGAACGTCGGCCACGGCTTCGTCGTGCCGACCGTGGCGGGTTGCATCGACCTGGTGGTGCACGTGACGACGGAGGCCAGCGGTCGCCGCGTCGTACGGGAGATCCTCGGGATCCCGGGTCGGGTCGAGGGTGACGTCGTCGAGGCCGCCGAGCTGTTCGTCACCCGTGGGGGTCGGTTGGTGCGGGCCGATGGCTGGCCGCCGCACCCGGAGCGCTTCGACCGGGCCGGGCTCGACGTCGGCAGTCTGTTGTCCCAGGCCGTGTGATGGGCGCGCTGCTCGGGCTGCTCTTCGGGACCGG